CCGCAGAGAAGTCAGGCCGCGTGGCGCGACTGATCGAACTCGACCCCAAGTACGTGGATGTGATCGTGCGCCGCTGGCAAGACTTCACCGGCAAGCAGGCCACCCGCGAAGGGGATGGCGCGGCGTTCGATCAGTCGTCGATGTCTTCCATGACGGTGGCGTAAATCACAAAGCCGGTCAGGTAGGGCAGCCCAACGGGGATGCCGTATTGCTTGCTGGTCTGGCGTCCAATCGTCCAGCCCATCCAGCGCCCTGTTGCCGCGTGGATGGCGTCCTGCAGGGTCTTGCCCTCGTCCAGCGCGTTGTGCACGTCGTCGGCAAAGTGCCGACCAAAGCGGCTGTCGAGGAAAGCACGCACCGAGTCGAGGGACTGGCCGGTGGCGTTCGAGATGACGGTGCACGCCTGCGGCCAGGCGTTGCTGGCCTGCTCCGACATCGCGCCGTAAAAGCCCCAGGTTTCGTTCTGGGTGACGGGGATTGGCGTGGTGGTGCGCATCAAAACGCGAACCCGTTGTAGTAGGCGTTCATCTTGGCGCAGTACAGAGTGGTGTAGCCGGGGGCGCAGTTCTTGCGGGCTTCGGAGAATTTCTTGTAGTAGATGGTCATTTTGCTGTCCTTTCCTTGCTGCGTTGCGATGACTGCATTACCGCGCTGCTGTGGGCACAAGCCAAGCGTTTGATGCCGTGTCCGACTGATTCAGTCATGCACTCGAGCTTGGCCTCTTGATCGATCTTGCTGATCAGGCGATGCGGTAGACCCGCTCGCCGCCCTGCGGCTTGTCCGACACGATGGCCAGGGCAAGCTTTTTCTTTGCTCATCAGCCAGTTGGGTGATACCAGATCAGTTTGCGAATGGCGGCTCGTGCTTTCTGGCGTATTGCATGGCGTTGCGGCGATCCTTGAAAGTCGCCACGGCAGTCCATGGAGCGCCGGGGACTTCGACATACCAGCGCCCATCGTCTGGATTCCAGGAAATGGCCCAACCATTGACAGAGGGTTGTACGACGGCGGGTTCGGCGCCGTTCATAGTCGGGTAGGTCTTCCGCATGGTGATCACCCCTGCACCTTGTAGATGCGCTCGCCGCCATCGGGTTTTTCCGAGGTGATGGTGAGCCCGAGCTTCTTCTTGAACGCTCCGGCGAAGGTGCCGCGCACCGTATGGGCCTGCCAGCCGGTGGCGGTGCAAATCTGGCCGATGGTTGCGCCCTCGGGGCGTTGCAGCATCCGGATCACTTCGGCCTGCTTGCTGTTGTTGCGGGTGCGTGGCTTGACCCACGTTGCTTCGGCGGCGGTCACGGCGACCTCCATTTCGGGATCGCCTGCGGTGGTTTGCATCCCTTCAGCGTTGGCGATGATCTGGTCGAGATGGGCTTGGAATCGACCGATACGCTTCTTGTTGGCGCCGGGTCGCGCCATACCCATGGCATCAAAGCCCTCGGCGGCGATGCACCAGCCCTCGCCATCGGGCGCGATGAGGGCGCGCTTGAACAGGCCTTCCAGCACCTTCTTGCGCGCGCCCCCCTTGATGTGGTCGGGGAACCAGAGGATCTTGCCGCCGCTGGTGTGGATGGCCTTGGCCAGGATGGCGTGCTGGGCCGGGGTGAGCTGCGTGGTGGTCATGGGATGCTCCTTCGTGGTGGTTGATGGTGATTGCATGACCGCGCTGTCTGCGAGAGAAGCCAAGCGCGTTCCGCTTCGATTTCAGGTCTGTTTGGCGGCCTGAAGGCCGGCTTCATAGGCCGCTATCAGGGCGCTCTTGACACCCCAGACGCTGACCTCGTGGAAGTCCAGGCTGTCTGCGTGGCGGGTTTGCAGGGTGTCGATGAACAGGTGGTTCAGCGCGATCTGCTCGAGCAAGGTTTCAAGTGCTTTGTCGGCTTGCTTGTGCATGGTGTAACTCCGTGGTGGTGTTGCGATGACTGCATTACCGCGCTGCTGTGGGCACAAGCCAAGCGTTTGATGCCGTGTCCGAGTGATTCAATCATGCACGATGTGCAACACCAATTCATCTGATGGGACTGTCGATTCGCGCCTACGCGCGCCACCGCGGTGTGACCGAATCCGCCGTGCGCAAAGCCATTGCCACAGGGCGCATCACGCCGCAAGTCGATGGCCTGATCGATGTCGACAGCGCCGACGCGCAGTGGGCGCGCAACACCGCGCCGCCGCGCATGGGGGCTGGCGCACGGACTGCGGCGCCCACTGCGTCACAACACATGGACACCCAGTCGTTGCCCACAGGGGGCGGCACATCCTTGCTGCAGGCGCGCACGGTCAATGAGGTGCTCAAGGCCAAGATCAGGCAAGTCGATCTGGCCGAGCGCAAGGAGGCGCTGATCGACCGCGCCAAGACGCTGGCGCAAGTGTTCAAGCTGGCCCGCACGGAACGCGACGCCTGGCTGAACTGGCCCGCACGGATCGCGCCCCGGATGGCCGCCGATCTGGCTGTGGACGAACACAGATTGCACCAGGCGATTGACGCCGCCGTGCGCGAGCACTTGCAGGAACTCGGCGATCTCAAGGTGGATCTGTGATCGAGGACGATTTTGACGGCGCAAACGATGTCGCGCTGGCCTGGCGACAAGGGATGACCCCCGATCCGCTGCTCACCGTGTCGGAATGGGCCGACCAGCACCGCCTGCTCTCGACCAAGGAATCGGCCGAGCCTGGGCGCTGGCGCACCCGCCGCACACCGTACTTGCGCGAGATCATGGACTGCATGTCACCCACCTCCCCAGTGGAGCGCGTGGTGGTGATGAAGGGCGCGCAGGTCGGCGGCACCGAGCTGGGGCTGAACTGGGTCGGCTACGCCATCCACCACGCGCCGGGGCCGATGATGATCGTCTGGCCCACCACCGAGATGGCGCAGCGCAACTCCAAGCACCGCATCGACCCCTTGATCGAGGAGTCGCCCGTGCTGCGCGAGATCATCGCCCCGGCCCGCAGCCGAGATTCCGGCAACACCGTGCTGATGAAGGAGTTTCGCGGCGGCGTGCTGGTGATGACCGGCGCCAACAGCGCGGTCGGCCTGCGCTCCATGCCGGTGCGCTACCTCTTCCTGGACGAAGTGGACGCCTACCCGCTGGACGTGGACGGCGAAGGCGATGCAATCAACCTGGCCGAAGCTCGCACGCGCACATTCGCTCGGCGCAAGATTCTGCTGGTGTCCACGCCGACGATTGCCGGGGCGTCGATCATCGAGCGCGAGTACGAGGCGTCCGACCAGCGGCGCTACTGCGTGCCCTGCCCGCATTGTGGGCACATGCAATGGCTGCGCTTCGAGCAGTTGCGCTGGGAGCGCGGCCAGCCGGAGACGGCGGCTTACGTGTGCGCGTCCTGCGGCGCGCTGATTGCCGAGCACCACAAACCATGGATGCTCGACCACGGCGAGTGGGTTGCCCAGGCACAGAGCAAGACAGCCGGGTTTCACCTCTCAAGCCTGTACAGCCCGTGGCGCAAGTGGAGCGAGGTGGCCGCATCCTGGGAGAAAGCATCAATGTCCGAATCCAAGTCGGCAGCCACGATCAAGACGTTCAAGAACACCGAGCTTGGCGAGACATGGGTTGAGCAAGGCGAGGCGCCCGACTGGCAACGCCTGCTCGAACGCCTGGAGGACTACACCGGAGTGCCTGGTGGAGTGCTGCTGCTCACCGCAGGCGCCGACGTGCAGAAGGATCGCATTGAGGTGTCGGTGTGGGGCTGGGGTTTCAGGCGCATGGCCTGGCTGATCGAGCACCGCGTGTGCATGGGCGACACGGCAAGCGATGCCCCTTGGGCGCAGTTGCAGGATGTGCTGGCGCAGACCTGGATGCATGCCGGTGGCGCCATGCTGCGGCTATCGGCCCTGGCGGTGGACAGCGGCTACAACACCCAGACGGTGTACGACTGGTCGCGTCGGGTGCGCGACAGCCGCGTGCTGGTGGTCAAGGGCTTGTCTCGCGGCGCGGCGCTGATCGGCACGCCAACATCCATCGACGTGGCCGCCAACGGCAAACGCCTGCGGCGCGGTGTCAAGGTGTTCCCTGTAGTCGGCGCCATCGCCAAGCAGGAGCTGTATGACAACCTGCGCAAGACGCCCGATGTGGACGCAGACGGAACCACGGTCTACCCGGCAGGCTACGTTCACCTTCCGCGCATCGATGCCGAGTGGCTGCAGCAGCTCACCGCCGAGCAGTTGGTGACCCGCCGCAACCGCAACGGCTTTGCGGTGCGCGAGTGGCAGAAGATGCGCGAACGCAACGAAGCGCTGGACTGCTACGTCTACGCCCGCGCAGCCGCCGCCCATCTCGGCCTGGATCGCTTCGACGAGCACCACTGGGCGCGGTTGCAGCAGCAGATCGCGCCGAACACCGAGTTACCCCAGCAGACTGCGCCGCAGCCCGCCCCTGTTGTCCAACCGGTCACCACACAGCCCGTGGTGGCCTCCACCCCACCGCAACGACGGCGCGTGATCCGCAGCCGCTGGATGAGCTAAATGAGCTACACCGCAGACCAACTCAGCGCCTTGCAGAACGCGCTCGCCCGTGGAGAAAAGCGCGTGACCTTTGGCGACAAGACCGTGGAGTACCGCAGCGTGTCCGAGATCAAGGATGCGATTGCCACGATCCAGCGCAGCCTGAATCAAAGCGCAGGGCAGACGCCCGCGCGGCAGATTCGCATCAACACCCATAAGGGATTCTGATGGGCTTCATGCAGACATTACGCCGCCGCTTGTTCGGCGGCAGTCCCCTCTATGACGCCGCAGGCGCAGGACGCCGCAGCCGATCCTGGGTGGTCGGCAATGTCGGGGCCGTCACAGCCCTTGCATGGTCGCAGGACAACCTGCGCGCCAAGAGCCGCGACGCCGTGCGCAAGAACACCTGGGCGGCAGCAGGCATCGAGGCCTTCGTCGCCAACGCCATCGGCACCGGCATCAAACCGCAGTCGATGGTCGCCGAGAGCGCGCAGCGCGAAGCCATTCACAGCCTGTGGTGGGACTGGTGCGAGGAAGCCGACGCCGCAGGGCTGACCGATTTCTACGGCCTGCAGGCGCTGGCCACACGCTCCATGCTCGAAGGCGGAGAGTGCTTCATTCGCCTGCGCAGCCGCCGCCCGCAAGACATGGCCACCGTGCCCATGCAGGTGCAGGTGCTCGAATCCGAGCATGTGCCCATCACCTACAACGCCATGGCCGACAACGGCAACTCCATCCGCTGCGGCATCGAGTTCGACGCCATCGGTCGGCGCGTGGCCTACTGGATGTACCCCGTTCACCC